GGTGATGAAGAAAGACATTACATGTATTCCAGAGGAGTTCCTGGTAATTTTAGAGTCTGTATTTCAGACTTTATGAGCGATTGTTAAATAAATAGTAGTATGATAGTCAACACACATAACGACTGGGATCCTTTAGAAGAAATTATTGTTGGACATGCCCATCACAGCAGAATAGCAACAGACATAAGTGCTAATAGTTTTGGATATGCAACATTAACTCCTGAAGAACTACCTCCAGCAGGTCCTTACCCACAATGGGTAATAGACGAAGCCAATGAAGACGCAGATGGTCTTGCAAACACACTCACAAAGATGGGTGTTAAAGTGCATAGACCTAAAATTATTGATTGGGAAAACGTAGAATACGATATAGGTCAAGGTTGGAAAAGCAAAGGCTGGTATAGTTGGTGTCCACGTGATTGCATATTGCCGTTAGGTGACATGTTGATTGAAACACCAAGTCCTGTTCGAGCAAGATATTTTGAAAACAGGTTATACGAAGACATCATGTACGAAGCATTCGAAGATGGTGCTATGTGGTTACAAGCACCGAGACCTAAGTTACATGATGACTTGTATCAATTTGAAGATATAATTGGCAAACCTACATTATTAGATCACGAAATCATATTTGATGCACCTAATATAGTTAGAGTAGGCAAAGATTTATTATACCAAGTAAGTAATTCAGGTAACATGAAAGGCTATAAGTGGTTAAAACGTTTTCTTGAACCAATGGGATATAAATTACATTACAGTGAACTATATAGTTTTGCACATTTTGACAGCACTATTATACCACTAAGACCAGGCTTGGTTTTATTAAACAGTGCAAGGGTAACACCTGACAACTGTCCTGAAATGTTTAAATCATGGGATAAAATATACTTTGATGATTGCGTTACCAGAGGTAATGCAATAGAAGGCTATCCAGATCCTTGTTCACCATATATTGGAATGAACATATTGAGTGTTGATCCTAACACAGTTATATGTGATTCAGGACAAGAGCCATTAATGAGAGAACTTGAAAAACATAATATTGATTGTGTTCCGGTTCAATTTAGACATGCAATGACTTTAAGTGGAGGCATACATTGTGCTACACTCGATCTTCGAAGAAGAGGAGGCTTAGAGAGTTATTGTGATTAAAGGTAATGTTGATATTAATTTTGTCACCGACGAAATGCTTAACAATACTGTTTTCCCTGAAAGCACAGACACCAATCATGCAAACGGTTTATGGAAAACTTTAGATGTACCTGAACCAACATATCCAATAGGTTCTGCACATTTATATCAGTGCTTTGGAGAAGACTGCCCACAGTGGGCTATGGATGTTTGTAATAAGTTTGATTGGGTACAACACAAACAAGTTACTATAAACAAATTAACAACAGGAACATTTATTCCACCACATGTGGATTCGATGTATAGACTAAAGCAAGTCTTGAAAGATAATCAAGATACTTTAGAAAATTTAGAACTTGTTAGAATAAATATATTCTTGCAAGATCATCAACTCGGCCATTGGTTAAATATTGATGACGAGTCTTTTGATAACTATAACAAAGGGGATTATACTTTTATTTTCCCTGGCGTAATACACACGGTTGCAAACTTAGGTTACAAACCAAGGTATACAATGCAAATAACAGGACTAATAGATTATAGGTTAAAAATATGAGAATCTTTATTACAGGCTCCGATGGCTTCATTGGACAACACATGGTCGAAAGACTATCACCAAATCATGAACTAACTTTTCTTCGTGCAGATCTCAGAGATCACGATGAGGTTAAGAGACAAGTAAAGGAAGCAAATCCTGAAATAGTTGTCCATCTTGCCGCAAGAACAGAAGTAGAGCAAAGTTTTTACGAACAAACTACTTTTAGTGAAATTAACTATGTTGGCACAGTAAACTTAATTGAGAGTTGCAGAGACTTACCAGATTTTAAAAACTTTGTGTTTGCAAGTACAATGGAAGTATACGGTTGGCAACCTATCAGTGATGTTATCAAGCAGGGCTTCGATGGAACAATTCCTGCGTATGATGAACAAACACAACCAAATCCAAATGCACCATATGCCGTTGCAAAATACGGATGTGAAAAATATCTCGAGTATGCAGGACGTTGTTATGAAATGCCTTATACTATAATTAGGCAAACAAATGCATATGGTAGAAAGGACAATAACTTCTTTGTAACAGAGCAAATCATTTATCAAATGTTGAAAAATCCAAATGAGATTAATTTAGGATACGGCGAACCTTACAGAAACTTTATTTACATTGATGATTTACTTGATGCATGGGAAACAGTAATTGCAAACCCAGACAAATGCATTAACGAAATCTTCTGTCTTGGTCCTAACAATGCAGTACGCATCAGAGATTATGTACAAACAATTGCAGATAAGATTGGTTGGACAGGCGAAGTGTTTTGGCACACAAAGCCAGATCGTCCAGGCGAAATATATCTGTTAAACAGTTCAAATGATAAGTTAACTAAGATGACAGGGTGGAAACCCAAAGTTGCCCTTAGTGATGGTCTCGATCAGACTATTGCTGATTGGAAAAACATTGTAGAAAATAACTTGCCATTTAAGGACGACACAAGACATAACAGGCAAAAATAGTGTTCTCTCTTGGATTAGCACAAATTAATTTCCAAACTGGTCCAAAAGTTTTGAACTCTTTCTATTTGCCCTACACTTCTGGTGTGCTATGGGCCTATGCAAGACAAAATGAAGAAATAAGAGAACATTTTTCAGCAGACGTTTGGGCATTTAGACGAGACCCAGTTGAAGAAACAGCACAGCAGTTAGCCAAGTGTGATGTAGTGTTGTACAGTTTATATGTGTGGAATAAAAACTACACTTATGAATTAGCAAAACGTGTCAAAGAAATTAATCCTGCTGTTATAAGTTTAATTGGTGGCCCCGAAGTTGCACATACAAGTCCAAGTTACTTTATAGAACACCCTTACATAGACACCATTTGTGTTGGTGAGGGTGAAGTATGTGTACAAGAATTGCTATTAATGATTTTAGACGGTAAAGAACTACCACGAACACACACTGTTGAACGTCTTAAAAAATTAGAAACACCCAGTCCTTATCTGGATGGTGTGTTCGATCACTTCCTCACAGATTACCCAGATATAGAATGGGTGCCTACTTTAGAAACAGACAGAGGGTGTCCTTATAGATGTACGTTTTGTGATTGGGGCAGTTTAACTAACAGTAAAATTATTAAATTTAAATTAGATCGAGTGTTTGCTGAAATAGAATGGTTTGGCAAAAACGGTCTACCTTTCATTAATCTCACAAATGCAAACTACGGTGTGTTCAAAGAAAGAGATAATCTCATAGCAGATAAAATAGTAGAGTCTAAAAAACTGTATTCAGTTCCAACAGGTCTCAGTGTGAGTTATGCTAAAAACAGTAATGCAGATGTGTTTGGCCTCATTAGAAAGTTTCAAGAAGCAGGAGTAGGAAGTGGATTTACTTTAAGTTTACAAACAACTACCCCAAACGTATTAGAAGCAATTAAACGTACCAACATGGGTATTAATGATATACGAGACATCACAGACTTAGGAATAAAAAATCAAATCTCTATTCTCACAGAAATAATTGTTGGATTACCAACCGAAACACTTGACTCCATTAAGAATGTTTATTATGATGTGCTTGATGCAGGACTACACAGTGGGCTCGATGTGTTCCTGTTAAACATGTTAGAAAATGCACCAATGCAACAGGATATTGAAAAGTATCAATTAGAAACATTTATTGCACATGACATGTTTTACGAAACCAATGACTTCAACTCAAAGGTGCCTGACGAAGACGTGCCTATTATAAAAAGTACCAGCACTATGTCTGAATCAGATATCATAGAAGCATTTATTACAGCATGGTACATAACAGGTTTGCACACACAAGGCATATCTGATATAATATCGAGAGCATTGGTTAAACAGGGTAATACCACTTACAAAGAATTTTATGAAGGATTGTTTTTAGAGTTCAAACGCGACCCAGTGTTTACCCAACTGGAAGATAGAATCAGAGACGGCATACATAAATGGCACGAAACCGGATACTTTTCACTCAAAAGCAAAGACTACAAATTCGACAGTTGGCAAATTATTATCAGTTTGATGTCTACATTGCAAAACGAAGACTTATTAGAATATGCTATACAATGTGTTAGCGATTACACACAACAACAATATCCTGACACCCCCGAGCAAATCCTTGCAGATTATAGAAATATAACCATAAAACGTATAAAACAATTCAAAAACACACGTTTTAATTCAGAATCTATAAATACCTTTACTAACCTTTGGGACTATGTACAAGACCAAAAAATTGACCTGGACATGACTCCGTCGACTTATATAGTAAGTGACAGAACAAATATGTTCCCGGAAAACATGACAGAACATGTGGACAATCTTTTGTTTAGACGTAGAAGAGGTTATTTAAGTAACATCATTGACAAAGCATAATGATGTGTTATACTAACGAAGTTTATTGTATGAGTAGTAAAGGATATGGCAAAAAGAAAATCGAAGAATATTTATTTAACACCAGAACCTGTCTGGAAAAATTTTAAAGACACCCCACCAGAAAACCAGGAGAAAGTATTTCGTGACTGCGACTACTTTGCTCGTACTGAAATTTCTGACAAACTAAAAAATGCAATCTTCCGCAAGTGGATGAAAGAATCATCAGGTTGGGAAAAGGCAGAGATCGAAGTTATCCTACGAAATCCTGATTGGGCATGGAGCACATCAGCAACGGCGGCCTACTTAGAATCTAAGTTAGGATTCATGCCAGAGGTTATGAGAGCATATATTGAAAAACGTAAAGTTGAATGGTATGAACGTGGTCTAACAATTCTCGAAGAAAAAGAAGAAAAGGAAAAAGAAAAACCTAAAGTAGTCATTAGCATACAAGAACGTATGCGTGAGCAAGTTGCAGAGTTATGTGGTGAATGGGACGGTTTCTTAGATGACATGATTGACGGCAAAACAACATTAAAGCCATTTGATCCATACAATGATATGAGAGCATACGCAGGCGGTGTGATTAAACCAAACCATGCAAAAATTATCAAGGACATATATGAGAATGAACATGCAGAAGCAAAGGTAGTTTCTGAATGGAAAGATGAAGATATCAAAGAAGCATACAGCAATTTTTCACCTAAATTACGTAAAGCATTTTTAGAGTTCTATGAAAAAATAAACACTGCATGTGACACATTTATTGCTACAGGTAAAGCAAGTCGTAAGCCTCGTAAGGCAAAAGCAGTAAGCAGAGACAAGATAGTTAGCAAATTAAAGTACCAAATTAACGACAGTGACTTAGGTATTGCAAGTGTTAACCCAACAGAAATAATTGATTCTACTGAAGTTTGGGTCTATAATACTAAAACAAGAAAGATTGGTATTTACTATGTTGAAGCATTAAAAACAGGCATTAGTGTTAAAGGCACTACCTTACAAGAATTTGATGCTCTTAAAAGTAGACAAAAAACATTACGTAAACCAGCAGAGCAACTAAAGTTGTTTAAAGGTAATGCTAAAACAAAGTATCAAAAAGCATTCGACGACATCAAAACTACAGATACTGTATTAAATGGCAGATTTAACGAAAACACAATCATTCTTAAGACCTTTTAGTTAAATAAGTGATAAATAGTGTTATGCCAAAAGACCAAATAGGATATAACAACAGAGAAGAGCTTATCAAAGAGACGCAATTACGTCTTGCTGATGGCGTTGTTGATGTGGAATTAGATCGCGAACATTACGATGTTGCGATTGATCAAGCATTAAAAAAATATAGACAGTTAAGTTCAGGTGCTGTAGAAGAGAGTGTTATCTTTATTCAGACGCAACCTAATACAACTGAGTATACCTTGCCCAATGAGGTAATGGAAGTACGTAGATTATATCGACGAGGTGTTGGAACTAACAGTGGATCCGGTAGTAATTTTGATCCATTTGATGTAGCATTCAATAACATGTATCTACTAAATGCAGGCCAGATTGGTGGCTTAGCAACTTTTGATGCATTCTCACAATACAAAGAAACAATTGGTCGTATCTTTGGTAGCGAATATAATTTCCTCTGGAACAGGAACACTAAGGTGTTAAAGATTCTACGCAACGTAGCAGTCGATGAGGAAGTAGCAGTTGGTGTGTATAATTTCATACCAGAACACATGCTGTTAAATGATGTGTATGCAGGCAAGTGGTTAGCAGACTGGACATTAGCATCTGCTAAACAGATGTTAGGCGAAGCAAGAAGCAAGTATGCTTCAGGACTACCAGGAGCCGGCGGCGCAATACAACTTAACGGTGAAACACTCAAAGGTGAAGCACAGGCTGAAATAGAGTCGCTGATTCAATCAGTACACAATATGGAAGAAGGTAATTTACCGCTTGGATTTATTATAGGATAAAATTTATGCTAATAGGCTTAGTCGGATTTATAGGATCAGGAAAAGACACCGTAGCAAAAATGTTTGTAGAAAAAGGCTGTCAGCAAGATAGTTTTGCCGCCCCACTTAAAGATGTATGTTCAGCAATATTTGGTTGGGAAAGATCGTTGCTCACAGGCGACACTATTGAAAGCAGAGACTTCAGAGAAACGCCAGACATGTATTGGACAAAAAAATTAGGTATATCTAATTTTACTCCACGTCTTGCATTACAGTTAATGGGCACAGAAGTAATGCGTAATCATTTCAATGAAGACATATGGTTAAGCAGTCTCGAATATCGCATAATGAAACAACGTGCTGATGCACCTTGTGTTGTGATAAGCGATGCACGTTTTACAAATGAGTTAGATCTTATTAAAAATATGGGTGGAAAAATTATTTGGGTGCAACGAGGTGAATTACCAGACTGGTTTGAAACAGCATCTACGTCGGCAACTAACGTTGTTAGCAGACGTATAATGGAAACTACTTATAAAGATGTTCACGAAAGTGAATGGAATTGGGCTGGTTATCCTTGTGATTATACCATAAACAATAATGGTACATTACAAGACTTACAGCATCAAGTGGATAATATAAGGAATTGGGACACTGGAGAGTTCAGAGAACTTAAAGTTGTTTAATCGTTGTATTTAGTTATATTGCTAAAAATAATACTACCTAATACCGTCTAATATCAGTCAATACCTTTCAAAACGCCATAAAATCTTCCAAATGTCATAAATACATGTAGCCAAGTAGAAATACTTGTCCATATATTTTAAATTTAAAAATGGGAGAAATAAAATGGCAGAATTAACATCACCAGGTGTTAGCATTAGTGTCACTGACGAATCCTTTTATGCGGCGGCTGGAACAGGTACAGTTCCACTTATTATTATCGCTACAGCACAAGATAAAAGTGCTCCAGCAGGTAGTACAGCGGCATTCACGGCATCGGCAGAAGCAGGTAACGTAAAACTTATCACTTCGCAGAGAGAACTATTAACTAACTATGGTAATCCAGCATTCAAGGCAAGCGGCGGAACTCAATTACACGGACATGAACTAAACGAATATGGTTTAATGGCCGCTTACAGTTTCTTAGGCTTAGCCAACAGAGCATACGTTTTAAGAGCAGACTTAGATTTAGGTCAATTAGAAGCAAGATCTTCAGCACCTACATCACGTCCTAACAATGGAGCGTATTGGTTAGACACATCAGCAACCGTTTGGGGACTAAAGCAGTTCAACGGTAGTGCATGGGTCAAGCAAACAGTTAAGCAACCTTCATCAGCAGATGTAACAGCAGGCTCAGAGCCTAAAGCGGCATTTGGTGTTGACGGCGATTATTGTGTTGTTTATCAAGATGCGGCAGGCGCCTCACTTGCAGACACAAAACTATATAATAAATTATCAGGCACATGGTATCACATTGGTGCTACAGCATGGGACACAGCAAGTGGATCAAAAGATTTCCAAATTGCTCCTCATACATCAGTACCTACTACCAAATCAGGTGGTGGTGCATTAGCAAGTGGTGATTTATACTTACAAACTAACAAACCAAACAATGGTACAGACGTTGTGGTTAAAGTTTATAACAGTTCAACAGGACAGTGGGTATTAGAAACAGTTGAAGGTAAGGAACATTCTTACCAAGCATTTGCGGCTTATCCAGTATTAACAACTGGTGACATTTGGGTAGATTATTCAAGTGCAGACGCTACAGTGTCAATTAAAAGACACAATGGCGCACAAACACTTATAGCTCAATCAACATCAGCATTAAGCGATACAGCAACATCGGCAACAGCTCATACTAACGGTACTACAGCAGTCAAGTTAATTGTTAACGACAGAGATGACGTTAATGGTGCTTCAGGTGAAATTGCAGTAACATTCCATAACTTTGACGTAGACACAGACGGATTCCTAAGTGTTGACGAAATGGTTGCAGGATTTAACTCAGCATTAAGCACAGCAGTAGCGGCAGATACGTTCTCTGATAAAGTTGCAGTGGCTAACGTTGCAGGTAAAATCACTATCACAAGTAGTGCAGGTTACGATCTCGAAATTAAGGCAGGAACTGTAGGTGGATTTGATCCAACAGATTTAAATCTTGTTGCAGATACTCCATATAGTAACTGGGAAGCCTTAAGTTTTGAAGCAAGTACAACCGCAATCACAGGTACATTAACTGACGGTACATTATGGTATGACAGTGTTGTATCAGATGACAGCATTGACATTCTATACAACAACGGTGGCACATGGGCTACTTGGGCATATGATGTTAACGTTGCGGCAAGTGAGCCAACAGTACAATCAGATGGCGCAAGTGCATTAGTAGACGGCGACATTTGGGTTGACAGCAGTGACTTAGAAAACTATCCTAAGATGTACAAAAGAGCATCTGCTTTATGGGTAGCAATTGACAACACTGATCAAGTAAGTGATGCAGGTATTGTATTTGCTGACTTCAGAGCATCAGCATCAGCATCAGTAGATGCAGACGCACCAAACGCCGACTTATATCCAACTAATATTTTAGCATGGAATAAGAGAGCAAGTGGCGGTAACGTTAAGCAATGGAACATTGCTTACACAGTAGCCGGAACACTTATTGGTGACAGATGGGTAGACTACAGTGGACAAAAAGCAGACGGTTCTCCATATATGTTGCGTAAAGCACAGAGAAGATCAGTTGTACAAGGTTTACAATCGGCTATCAGCACTAACCAAGAAATCAGAAATGAAACAAATCGTTTCAATCTAATTGCTTCTCCAGGTTATCCTGAATTAGCAGACGAAATGATTGCTTTAAATGTAGATCGTAAAGAAACAGCATTTATTGTTGCAGACGCACCATTTAGATTAGCGGCAGATTCATCCAGCACAGCGGCGTGGGCAAACAACAGTAATGTTGCTCTTGAAAACGGCGAAGATGGACTTTTATCAAGTTCACCTTACATGGGTGTTTACTATCCACATGGTCTTTCTTCTAACTTAGACGGTTCAAGTGTTGCAGTACCAGGTTCACATATTGCTTTAAGAACTATTGCATATAACGACCAGGTATCATTCCCTTGGTTTGCACCAGCAGGCTTCCAAAGAGGTCTTGTTTCAAACGCTTCCGGCGTAGGTTACATCGATGCAACAACAGGTAAGTGGACAGCAGTTAGTTTAAGTGAAGGTCAAAGAGACAGTCTTTACAGTAACAAAATTAACCCAATTGGCAACTTCCCAGGAAGAGGCCTTGCAGTATTTGGTCAAAAGACTCTTAACCCAACATCAAGTGCGTTGGATAGAGTTAATGTTGCACGTTTAGTTGTGTACATAAGAGAAAGACTTGACGATATCGTTAAGCCATTCTTATTTGAACCAAATGATGAAGTAACACGTCAGAATGCTAAAGTATTAGTTGATCGTTTCCTTGGAAACCTTGTAACACAACGAGGTCTATTTGACTTCTTAACAGTTTGTGATACATCAAACAATACACCAGCAAGAATAGATAGAAACGAATTGCACGTTGACATTGCTATACAGCCTGTCAAATCAGTTGAATTTATCTACATTCCGATTCGTGTACAAAACACATTGGGTCAAACTGGTTAATATAACAGTAAGTTATAACTTTAAAGGGCGGTTTTTATCGCCCTTTTTTATGGCCGTATTATAATAGTTGTTAATTAAAAATCACAAAAACAGATAAATAAAAGCATAAGATACAATTAGTATTATTATTTTAAAACGTTCGTAGGAGAACAACAATGGCAAATATACAAACAATTGAAACCAAAAGCAAATTTGGTGTGCCTATAGGAAACAGTGCATCTGGTTCCGGTATTTTAATGCCTAAATTAAAATATCGATTCCGTGTAACTATGTTAGGCGGATTTGCAGGTAAGCCACAATCAACTGTATTAACCCAAAATGTAATGAGCGTTGGACGTCCAAAGATTACTTATGAAGAAGTGATAATTGATAGTTACAACTCACGTTCTTACATTCAAGGTAAGCACAGTTGGGAACAGGTTACGTTGATGGTACGTGATGATATCACTAACCAAACAACAAACATAGTAGGTGCTCAGATACAACGACAATTAAATCATTACCAACAAACAACTCCAGCCGCAGGCGGAGACTATAAGTTCGATATGCATATCGAAATACTTGATGGTGTGAATGTCGGTGCAACTGAAGTATGGTTCTTGGAAGGCTGTTTCTTAACTAACGTTGATTACAGTGAAAGTGACTATGCGGCAACAGACCCAGTTACTATTACTATGCAGATTCGTTACGATAATGCAACACATTATAATGGCGACAACTCAATCAACGGTAGAACAGAAGGCGGCAATCCAATGCCTCAGTCTACTCCAGATATCACAACTGGTACTGGCGCATAATATAACGCATAAATAATATTGAGGGCATTGACCCTCAATATTTTTTAAAGGTTTACAATACATGTCAGGCATATTAGACTTATTAGGATTTGATAACGGTGGCGGGTCTTATTTTTTAAGAGACTTTAAAAATGCATACAGATTTAGGCCTGATGTAAACCCCCCTCGACAGCAATTCAATGGCTATGTAAACTTTATTCTTAACCGTTCTCTTTTCAATAACTTAATTGATGATCCCTCCGGAGGCCAAGGTGGCGATAAAGCATTTGGTACTACCATTAGTAGTCTTGTTAGAACAGCAGAACTACCAAGTGTTGATTTTCAAACTGAAATAAAAAATTCATACAACAGGAAAAAGATTATCCAAACAGGTGTAACTTATAATCCTGTTAGCATGACTGTGTTTGATACAGTAGGCAACGAATGGCTCACAGTGCTAATGAAATACTTTGCATATCATTTTATGGATCCGAGAAATAAACAGGATGGTACAAGCAGAGATATAGAAGGCAATGTGGATCGACGTGGAGGATTTGAAGTAAATGACGATGGCTTTGGTGCTGGTAGTTTGTGGGATAGTAATAGAGCAGGCATAAATGCACAAATTGATCCTCACTTTTTTGAAAGGATAGATATTGTTTTATACCACGGACAAAAATTAGTACAATACAGTTTACATAATCCTAAGTTATCAAGTTTTAAACCAAGCTCAATTGATTATGCATCAAGCGAAGCAATGGGATTTGATTTAGCATTTGATTACGAACGATTCACAACATATAGTAAATTCAATGAAGACATGTCACCTCAAGATTTAGAAAGATTTGACAAAACAGGAATACAACTAAAAGGCGAGTTGTTTGAAAAACAAGCAGAATCCAAAGACACAATATTTGCACAGTTAGGCAATACAGATCTTGATCCTATATTATCAGGTAGACCGAGGTCAGCATTTATACAAGCAAACGCTGGTACGCCAGTAGTAGCACAAGAAGGCTCAGAGACAGAGTCTGATGATGGCACAGGCGACAATGCCGCTGAAGCACCTGACGCCGAAGTAGTTAGTACTGCATTAAACAGAGATGATCCTAATTTGTTGTCTACATACGGCAGTGCGGCACTCATGCCTTCTGCGGCAGACTTAGCAGAAGATGATTCCCCGGGCGGAATATTTGGAGAAAT